AATGGTGCTGGTCTCGTACCAGTCGAAGCCCGCCGAACGGAACATCAGGCCTTCTTCGTACTGGCGCCCGATCTGGCTCTGCGAATTGAACTGGTTCTTGACGTTGTTGACCACCTGGATGGTGCCGGTGGTGTTGGTCAGCATGAAGCGATCGGCCGGTGCGTTCTGGTCCGACAACAGCTTGTTGGCGCGCAGGGCCTCTTCGAAGCTCAGAACGCCATCCGGGTTGTCCACCGTCAGGTAGGCGGATTTGAGCGCATCGGTGATGACCTGAGCCTCGATGGCGGAGGCCAGATCGCTGATGCGTTGGTCCAGATAACGCTCACGCAAGTCATCAATGCTCAGGGTGAGATCGGAGCTGTTGATGATCAGGTCCACGCCATCCTGATTAGCGATGGTCAGGGGCACGACGCGGTCGACCATGTCGCCGGCATCCATAGCGCGGCCCCGGCGGGTCTTGCCGTGGGTCGGAACGCGGATGGATACGGTATCGCCGACCTTGGCGCCATTGATGGCGAAGCGGTCGTCGTAGCGACGGTTGATGCGGCGCAGGAACGTGAGCTTCTGTCGCAGGATGGACAGCGACTCGCGCAGGATGATGTCGGTAGTGAGAAGTTGATTTGCCATAATTCCTCTGATTAGGGTCGGAGGCCCTTCGCCTTTCTCTCTTCGGCGCGATGAGCCGCATATTCAGCCATGGACATTTCGTCCAGCTTTTTGCTCGGCGTCTTCGTGCCACTGAGGATGGTCGGCGGGGGCGGGGCTTGGGTCACGGTTTTCTGCGCGGGCTGACGGGGCTCACTGGTCGAGATCTGGGATTCGATCTTGGCGATGGCGCGGCCAACTGCTGCCGGGCTCATTTCCGCGATCTTTCCGGCCTCTCCCGGGTTCTTGGCAAGGTAGTAGGCCACTGCGGCGGGGTTCTCCGCTTCAGTCAACGCCTCCACCATCACCGGCGTGATCGGCAAATGCGGGTCGCTCAATAGCTGATGGAAGTCCGGATGTTCTGCCGCGAATACGGCGGCGCTTTCCAAGTACTTCCGCTCACGAGCGTGGGCGTCCTGCTGGGCTTTCGCCTGCTCAGCCGCCCTAGCATCCTGCGCACGATCCCACTTAGACCAAGCCTTGGTGAAGGCAGCCACGTCGTAGCCGTGATCCTCAAGGGTTGGTTCGTCGGTGGTCTGATTCTCCTGCTCAACAGCCCGCTGTGGTTCAGGCTTTGGGGTGTCCCTCATTGCCATCTGCCGCCAGTAATCGGCCTGCTGTTCAGCGTCACGCCTAGCTTTCGTCAACTCGTCCAGGCGCTTCTGAACCCCTCTGGCCACTTTGGGCTTTTGGGCCTCATCAGCGCTTTCGTTTTCCGTAGCTGCCGACTGCTCGGATTCGTTCTGCTCGCTTTCGTTGTCAGCGGCTTCCTCATGCTGGTCTTCCTGTTCAGCATTCGGCTTGGCCACTTCCTTCTGGGCTTGCGCGGCAAACGCCGGATCTCGGTGGCTCGTATCCACCGGTTGCGGCTGGCTCACTTCTTCAGTCATCTCAGCGTCCTCAGACGAATTGACCCGGGAATCCGCCCGGTGCGGGTAATGCGTTCGGCGGCACGTACACCATCGGCTGCATGGCCGCGCTCAACGTTATCTGTGCGGCCTGGTTCTCAAGGACCTGGCCCTCTGCCTGAGCCGCTGCCAGCGCGCCCTTGGCCTGGGATTCGCCGGCGTTGGCCATGGACTTGGCCGCGTCGGCCTGAGCCTTCTCTGCCGCGGCGATCTGGTCCGGGGTCGGGCCCTGTTGCGGCGGCTGCTCACCCTCTTCCGGCTCCAGCAGACCCTGCTGCACCAGAATGCGGCGCATCGCCTTGACTCCCTCCTCGTTCTGCGGGAGATCAAGGTTCTTGACGAAGTTGTAGGCAGCGATCGCGCCGAATGGCCCTTGCGTTTGGCTGAGCTGCTGGAAAGCTTCTGCAGCCTCAAGGCGCTGGGTGGCAAAGCTCGGCCCAACCGTGGCCGTGATGTCGAAACGACCCTTAGAGAGGTCATTGAGCACCACTTCCTGCCCCGTCTGCTGATCGATCACAGCCTCATTCGCTGCAATGATCTTCTCAGCCCCATCGTTGCCGATGATGCGGATCTGCCTCTGCGTGTCGTAGATGGCCGTGATCAGGTCGTTGGTGATCTCGAAGTCGTACTTGACTGCGTAGGCGAGGTTGTCGATGTAGTCGAAATTGGCGACATCTCCCTCGCGCTGGCGCGCCAGGATCGCGCGGCCGCTGGTTTCGTTGCTGCGGCTGCCCAAGCTGGCGTCATAGATGCCGGTCGCGGCCTTCAAGTCGTCCGAGCTGATCTGTGCCGAGTTGGCCAGTGCCACCGGGAAATCGGGCGTGGGCTGACGAATCGGAACTCCGGCATTGGGTCGCGCCGGGCTGGAGTTAAACAGCAGAACCGGCGGCCTCTTGGTTCGCAGGCCCTGCCACTGCTCTTGATATCCCTCAATGCTCTCCGCATCAGCCATAAACGGGCTGTAGCCCTGGTCATCGATGATCTCGATCATCACCGAGCGCTCGTAGTTGTACATGCGCTGGGCGTCTTTGGCGAAACGCACCGCACCGAAGAAGTGGTCCTCTCCTTCCATGCGCAGAATCTCGCCCCACACCGGAACCAGCGGGATGAAACGGCCGGGCCACTCGGTTGGGCCTTCCAGAATCTCCGTGCCGGACACAATGCACTGGTACACCTTGGTGCGCTGGGACATGCGCCGGCGCTGGATGGTTACGCCTGCCTGAGCCAGCTCATCCATGATCAAATCCAAGCTATCGGCGTCAACCGTCTCGCCCGTCGAAAGCAGGACGATTTCAACGTCCTCGACCTGCTTGTACCAATACTCAGCAACCGTCACGTCCTTGTCGCCCCACCAGTTCTTATGGTCCAGGCCGTTACTGACTGAGACGACCTCTGCCTCGGGCCAACGCTCCTTGTACTCGCCACGCGACATGGTGGTTTCCACAATGGCGTAGCGCGCATCACGGCGGTCCTTGGACTGCGCCGAAGGATCGAAGAAGACGCAATACGGGTCGGGCATCTCCTCCTTCTTGATGACTTGGTCGAAACCGCCGTCATCCTCATAGGAGGTGGTGATCCGCCATACGCCGAACCCGCCGCCTACGGCGAACTGGAAGGCCGTATCGCGCGCCCGGTCCGCATCACTGGTGGAATCAATATTGCGGATCAGACCCTGCCGGATCTCGGCCAAGTCCGCATCGGCATCCTCAACTGCCCTCACCTTCGCCTGCGGCCGGTTCTGGCGCTGGTCGTTGGTGATCTGCTTCATGGCCTGACGCAGCTTGTTGACGGTGTACATGGGGCGCCCTTTGCGGCGCTCCGTCATCCATTCGTCCCACTGGTCATCCGGCATGAAGGCAAAGCGCATGTCGGCGCGAGCCAACGCGTACTTCGGATTCCAGTAATCGGCGCAGGCTTGACGCCGGTCGAGCATTTCCTTGTGCAGGTCCTCCCGATCAATGCCAGGGCGGTCCTTTGCGTATTTCGGATCGTCTGGCGTCAGGTCGGACATTTCAGCTCCACGAAGTTTCAAAGTTGAGCTTCACCGCTTCCCGCTTGGGGGCGACGGGCTCGGCAAAGGTGAGAGCCAGCGCATCCCATGCGTCAGGACTGGCGACGTTTCGGGCGCGCATCTGCTCTTTGCTCTCCAAGATAACTCGACTGCTTGAGTCGTACCGGTAGCTGGGGCCGCAGGCGTCTGCCTGGAGCCGATCCTCGTCGGGGATATCCGCGCCTGACGGGCTTTCAAGCCATTCTTTCGATGCCATCCACATCTCAGCCCGGCGATTGGCCGGACCGCCGCCGATCTCCTGGCCCTTCTCGTCGTAGCGAGCAGGCTGGATCGGGGCGGAACCGAAGTTCACAGCCGACACGATGCCGTTGCCGCGGGGAGCTGGGCCGTAACCCTGCTCAACCAGTCGGTCGTAGATGCCAGCACCCAGGCCGCCCACGTCGATGAACATCCGCGCCGGCTTGTCGTGATCGATCACGTTCTTGGCCCAGCCAGCTACCTCCATGGTGTCCCACTTGACCTTTCGGTCGACCATCCATGCCTTGGGACCACGGCGGGCCACCATGGCGCTTGAGTCATCGCCAAAGCGCGCCGGATCAAGGCCGAGGATCAGTGGACCGGCCGGCTCACGTGTCATTTTGCGGGCCGCAACCACGATCTCCGGCTTGATGTAGCTGTCGTGGCCAGACATCTGGAACGCCTCAGCCGCGGTCGCCGGATACTCCTGCTTGAACAGGTTGGCGTCCTTCAGCTGCACGATCTTGAGGCGGCGCCAATAGACCTGCTCCCAGTTCAGCGAGTAGGCAGCTGCGTAAGCCTGCTCCTCATCCGTCGGAACGAACTCCGGCGGCAGATCCTTGCGGTATTCCTCCTGCCAGTACCACGGCACGAAGATGGCAATGAACCCGCTGATGCCTGCCTCAGCCTCCTGCCACGACTGGTGGAAGAAGTTGCCGACACCGTTCGCGGTGGACTCCAGGATGACCTCTGTGCCCTCCTCGTCCGGAACTGCCTGCAGCACACCAGCCGCATGTGCCTCAGCGTTTGGCCAAAACGCCACCTCAGACCCGTGGAACAGCTGCGCGGTCATAGATCGACCCACGCCCTTGTTGCCGGCGGTGCCAACCCGATAGCCCGAGTCGATCTTGTCGAAAACCAGCTCCTTCGCATTCGCGGCACCCGTACTGGGCTTGACGAACGGCGGGCAGTTTTCGTGATACCTGTTCACCATCTCGAAGAGGTTCTGTGTCGCCTTTTCTTCGTGGGTCAGGATGAAAGTCCGGACTCCTCGGCGCCACGTGGTCTTGTGGTAGTACCGGCCGGCAACGTAGGTCGAGCACCCCTGCTGCCGCCCCTTGAGGATCAGCGCACGGACCCGGCCAGTTTCGGCCAGCTGCTGCTCCAGGCGTTCGTGGATT